ATCGTTTGTAAGGTGGTTGTAAGACATAAACGCTAGTTCAGATGGTAGAACCTCTTCAAGTGCCTTACAGAACTCTAAAGTGAAGAATGATTGATAACGCCAAAACTTCCTCTCTTCATCAGAGCATGGTTCTGCGTTTGTCTTCACCTTGATAGTATACTGCTTACTGTTCTGTAAGTCAAGGGGTGCTAATAATTCCTTAACATGATCTACAATCATAGGTGCTGCCTTTTGAACTTTAAGTTTTGTTAGTGCTGGTAAGTTACGCATTGAAATAGAATAGTAATGGTGTACAATGAAAGTGATTACCTTAGATAAAGGTAACCACCTGCCCAGTCAGCACGTGCAATGCACTTGCCGTAGGATACTTCATCAATTAAATTATATCTTGCTATCTTCGCTGGTCCTCTCCATGATGCTGGTTTAAACACATCACCAGTCTTCTTATCAATGAATGCATGTACACTCTCTTGATTGTTGATCATCATGATCTTCCAATACTTACGACCTTCAACAACATCAAAGACTGTATCAGAAGAATATCCTCTTCTGTCATAGTTCTTTTGCAACGCTCTTCCCAATATAATTACTCTATCTGCGACCTTCATTGTGTCTGGGTAGAATGCTGTTTTAGTCATGTTCCTTTGTTTGTTATGTACTTATTATAATGGAAAAACAGGCAGTGTGAACCGCCTGTGTGCCAGTTTGTTAACTGGTCATGCTCTCATCTGTTCGTACTCTGTAACAGCATTGGTAACTAACTCCTTATGGACATAGAATAGTTTATCAAAGTCAACTCCTTCCATATCCCACTCTGATACATAATCCCACATATCATAGTCAGTTGTACCATCCTTAAAGGTTGGTGCTGAACAGAAGTCATCATTCTCGTCTAACCAGAATGTTCTTCCGAAGTGTAGAGACTGTACAGTCTTGAACATTTGCTCAAATAAGTTTGGTGCAGTCATGAGTCCTTTGATTAGTATGTACCTAGTATAACGGTAATTTGTTTGGAATGGTGCGAATACGGTCAGTTTGTAAACTGGCATACTCCTTGTGGAGTTCGCACCCATAATATGATCTACTATTCTTCTTGGCAACTACAGCAGTAGTGCCTGACCCCATGAAAGGATCTAATATGATATCACCCTTCTCACTACCAGCAAGAATACATGGTTCAATGAGTTCTTCAGGATATGTAGCAAAGTGAGCACCCTTGTATGGTTTCTTATTTACTGACCATACACTACGCTTATTCTTCTTTGCGTAAGATTTGGTGAGACCACTATGTGGCTGTAACCCTGTCCCTGGATTATGATACTTCCCTTTAGATCTATCTCTCGTACCCCAATCTTTTGCTGGTTCTTTAATTGCTTCATTATCATAGTAATAATTCTTACTCTTACTCAATAAAAAGATATACTCATGTGCTTTTGTACATCTATCCTTCACACTCTCAGGCATAGGATTTGGTTTATGCCATATTATATCCTGACGTAGATACCAACCATCCGCACGTAATGCAAATGCTAACATCCAAGGTATACCAATTAGATCTTTACTTTTATAACCTTCTAATTTATTACCTCTAACAGGTGTATTCATAGGTAGATCTTGTCTAGTCTTGGATACTGTCTGTTGTGGATAATTACCATCACTACGATAGTTATAGTATGAGTCACCAATGTTTAACCATAGTGTACCATCATCCGTGATACAATCACGGACTAATGCGAACACCTTGACCATTTCTTCTACATATTGCTCTGGTGATTGCTCTTGACCTATTTGGTTCTCTTCACCACCATAGTCACGTAGACCATAATAAGGTGGAGATGTGACACACATACGTGCCTTCTCCTCTTCATTTGCAATTATCTTGAGCGAGTCACGACAATCACCAAATAATATATAATCTCTCACTAATCCTCCGTTGTTGATTGTGGTGGTGGTTCCACTATAGGACTCTTATCTGTACTCTGTGTAACTTTACCATTAAACTTATTCTTCACCCAATCAACTGCACCTTTTGCAACAGCAAACTTCCATGACTTGTTACCAAGTTCATACAAGTATATTAATGGTAACGCAGCAAGATCAAACCCATCAAGTTTATCAATCTTGGTGCGTAGTTCTTTTACTCGTTGCCCAATAGTCTGTGATACGTGTGTTTCTTCAGTCATGATGTATAAAATGTGACATGTACTATTTAATCAAATTCTTTCAACTTTATCCCAGTATGTACGATATATTAACACATTACACTGTCCTACTCCGTGTAGTTTATCCTTATCCTCCCACTGTCTTACGCATAGCGTGAAATAGGCATGATCAATAAATGTGATGAATCCCTCATCATCACCAAGTCTAACATGATCACCCACACCAAATGGGAATGTTGACATTATAAGGAACTACCACGTTGGAATCTTCTTATGTCCGACATCGTAACATCAGCAGCATACTCATATGATTTTGATTCAACATATGATTCAACTGGTACTTCCTTCTCAGGTAGTGTTGGTATTTGTGGACGTTCATCAACATATGGTCTAGGATTTGACATCTTCTGTACCATTTCAATTACTTGATCCTTTATCTCCATGAGTTCATAAAAACATTTCTGATTATGAGCACATGATCTAAGATGATGATCTGGTTTATGTAAAGACTCTAATAAAAGAGTTTTAGCACGATCCCACTTCTCATATGATGTGGGTTCCTCATCTATTGAGCGTTGATCTTTGGATGGCATTGTTATAAAGACATTAATTTTTTATAAAATGGACCTACTACAACTCCCTCACTATAATGAGCATGTTCCTTTAGTAGATCTTTGTTTATGTAGTGTACTATAAGATCTGGATTATCAATCCAATTGCTATAAGTCCAAGAGCAAGAACGGACATATCTGTTCCTCTGCTCTTCACATATACGTACAATTTGATCATTGAGTCTACTGGCAATTGATTCAAATTTAAACTCTACAACATATATTAACATACCTTCAGCAAAAAGGGAAGAAATGATAGGAAGATTAACACTTACATCTTTCTCATACCTATTTCTGGTATAATCATTGAAGCATCCACCACCATTTGTTCTCTTACCAGTATAGTTCTTAGGTTTAATTTCTTTTTCAACACCATTGATATCAATGGCATCTCTACCTAATTTACCTGGTATAGTTTTACAACCAGCAACTGCTGCTGTGATCTGCTCACGTAAAGATGAACTGTTTGGATCAGACATATACTCTTTGTATAGTTCTTCAAACAGTTCACCTTGGTTCTTGGTTGGTTTACCCAACGAGCGATCCACTGCTAGTTTAAGGAGTTTCGTGGAGAACATTTTCCTCGTGTTGGTAAACTTCTGGATAGATCCTCTTGTCATCGTGCTCATACAATGTAATAAGTGGCACAATGTCTGGTGTGATCTCACCAGTTTTAATGGTATTGTTGAGTGCAATAGCAGCGACTGCTATAATCACTGCTACACTTGCTGTCTCAACATATTTGAAGAGACGTGAGATCATTAGTCAACCTCCTCAAAGTAAATACCATGATATGCGTTGAATGCATCTAAGTCAATGAAGTCTTCACGTTGATACTTCATTGCATTCTCACCTTCAGGTGCAACAATGAATTCCTCGCAAAAATACTCTGCATTAACTGTTAATGCTTCAGCAGCACCGATGAGTTCATCAGTCTGCTCTGCATTGCATCCTAACACACGTGTGCAATAATCAATGTCCTTGTTCAACTGAGAGAGCATGACTGTAATAGTATAGTATAGAGTGTTGAGAGAAACGTGGGGCATCAACGCTGGTTTCACCAGTCATGCCCAAATTTACCCTACGGGAATCGCTTACACCTGAACCCCCACCACTTTCAACCATCTGTCTTATGTGTGCAGTAATAGGTTTCTACCAACCTCATGTCCACGCTTCTAAGTCGTGGCGGTCAGTAGGTTTGGGGCGTAGGAACCACATCAGTTCCTCTCAACAAATATAGTATAACACTAAAAAACCCCCTGTGAAGGGGGTGTGTGACAGTTTGTAATGTGTACTATGATTTGGGTGCATTCTGCCACGATATATCACCCCAAGTATCAACGATATAAGCATTGATAAAATGGTCTGCATCTGGACATAGAGATTCTTTAGGGAACCATGCTTCTGCATTGACACCAGCAACAGTACCATCATCAAACCTGATAGTATTAAATATACCACCTTGCTTAATTATATCCATAACATAATCATCCACCTTAACGGTGTTTTCGTAATATTCTGTAACAGTTGCTTTCTTTGTAGAATCAAGACTATTATACTTGTCTAGATTGAAATATAAACAAGAACATTGATTCCTATTAGCGTAATAGGACACCAAATCAAATAGAGATAGTTCGTTTCCTTGTATAATCATGATGCATCTAACTCATCTTGTGCTTTTTGAATTAAACTATTTAATAGTTGTGCTTTTGTAGCAACATCATACCCAACAAATTCATCTGGAGAACCAGTAGGAGTTACTGGAACAGTGGTAGCTTGATATTCTGCAATTAACTGACCGAAGTAATTAGTCTCTGTTAATGATTTTAATAGCAAGAAGTGTGCTATCTTATCTTTAAACTGTTTAAGATAATGATTTGCTAATGGTAAAAACTGATTATCTGTTGTCAAATAGTCAACACCTGCATTCTCAGGTTTATATATTTTATTATAAAACTCAGGTGATATAGGGAACTTAGTTCCTTCGGGATTACCAGAGAACTCAGAAGTCTTAGTAATATCTCTCAACTTAGTTCTATATGTAGCATACAATGCTTTATCATCAGCACTTAATGGACAATCACTACACATTACCCAATCAGACTCATCCAATAAAAAATTTCTTGCAAGTCTCACACTTAATGGTGTGACAGTTGATTGTTTGGCATACATTTGTGCCAATTCTTCTTGATAGTTGTTATTATCAATGGAGTCAATTAAATACCAACCTTCAATTAATTTATCTTTTAGAGTGTTAGCCTTTGTGTTATCAACTGCTTCCATCTCATAATCTTTCCACTCATCTGTATTAGTCTTGAAGTTTCTTACAAACTTCCTACGTGCAGCAATATACTTATTACTATCACTATAATAACTAAATGTGGTAAGTTTATCTTTATCAGTATCCCACTCAGGATACAATAAAGGGACTAATGTATCTTTCCAATAATTCTCTGGAATGGGTTTTGCTGTTCCCATATATGATAATTCTTGTGCTATTACATCCAATTGCACTTGTAATACTGGTATTGACATTTTGTAATTATAGTCTCCGTCTTATTTAGTATGCCTTAATCAAATACTTACATGTTCTATAAGAATGCATTAATGGAATATGCTTATCAGGATCAATAGTAGCCTGTGGTTCAATCTTAGTTGTTGACTTTAATGTAAGTGTGGCATCACTACATCCAAGACCAGAACTATATGTAATAGATGGTCCCACTTCACCCTGAACAGTATATGTTAATGAATCAACTGCTGTCTTAAGCATTTTACCAGCAGTTTGTACAAATACCAATTGTGATGACTTTCCATTCCACCATAAAAATTCACAAATTGCTAAATGATCAGTATTTTGATCATTATCATTTGTAGATGATGAATCAGCACGTACTTGTTCTAGTTTGAACTTAGTACCTGCTGCTTTTGCATTCTGTGGTAATGTAATAGTATAAGTATACCATTTAGTATCACCAGAAGCACCATCCCATGTTGTATTTAAGTTAGCAGCAGGTACGTTACCAATAAAATCATCAGTTCTTGCTGTATTATATGCTTGTATAATAGTATCAATCAACACCCAAGTAGATGATCCAGCAACTTGATAATATACCAATAGTGATTCTTCAGAATAATCACCACCATTCACACTATTTCCTCTTGCTGCTTTAATAGAAAAATGAGTAGCGTCAGAAGTATCAACAGGATGAAGTTCTACCCAACGTGTCTTAGCACCAGCAGTAGTTGTATTATGTGCTCCACCAAATAACAAATAATTTGTATATGCTGTAGATGATCCTACTTGCACAGCAATACTATCAACCTTATCAGAATTACTTCCAGTTCCTAATGTTGCAGTAGCAATTGTTCCTCCACTCTGTCCATGTAATACATGAACATAAGGAGTTTCAGTATATCCAGAACCACCATTTGTTACATTAATACCAGTAACAAGTCCAGCTGTCATAACTGGTACTGCTGTTGCACCAGTTCCACCACCTCCACGAATCAATACTATAGGATCTGCTGTTGGTAATTTAAATCCACCAGCAGTTCCAGTTCCACCACCATTAGTATTAATACTAACATCATCAACTGTTGCACTAAAAGATGCTGCACTAATAATATCTCCAGTTGATATTGTAGTATTTCCTCCTGAGTATCCAGTGATAGTTCCAAGACCAATCTTTGCATATCCATTTCCACCATTAGCAGTGGTTCCTGTAGTTTGACCAGACATTGATACACCTGCACCACCAGTACCAACACTTACTTCTATACTTGCAGGATTTCCTAATGCAACAAATTGTGTATTACCAGTCCATTTACCACCAGAACCAGCACCACCTCCACCAGGAGTCCAGTAATCATTATTATATACTACCGACATTATAACCTTACCATCAGTTACAGTTGAATCAGAAAGAGTTCCAGATTCAAAATACTGTGTTTGATAAGATGAAATTCCTTGATTACCTCCAGCACCACCGCCATGACGACCATCTCCACCAGGTCCACCACCGATACCACCTGATCCACCACCATTTCCAACACCACCAGTGATTTGGCCAGGAGTACCTACGCCTCCACCGCCTCCTCCACCGCCACCACCTTGGCATTCCCAATTACCACCTGATCCACCACCACCAGTTCCTAGTGATGAACTAGTTGCTTGAATACCTCCAAGTGGATTTCCTTGTCCACCTGTACCAGATCCTCCATCAAATCCATCACCACCGCCACCACCGCCACCTCCAGCACCAGCGACAGCAGTTCCATTTCTTAATAATACTGTGGAAGCACCTCCACCCCCACCATTAGGACGAGGATTTCCACCATTCCATCCCCAACCACCATCACCACCATCACCAGAATGACTGGCTTGTGCTCCAGTACGTGAGGTAGCACCTGGTCCTACTTTACAACTCCAAGTAGCAGTAGAAAAAGTTGCTAATTGTCCTTCCTTTACAGAAATATTCACCTTACCACCGAAACCACCTGGACGGTTACCGTAGAATCCATCTCTACCTTTACCACCATGTATTTCAAATGTTATTGAAGTTGGATTATTAATACCTGAAAAAGTAAAATTACCATCACTAGTTTTCTCTTGAGTACTAGTACCACTCTGTCCACCAACCAATACATTTATCCCTGAACTACCATCACTGAATGTACCAGTTTGAGCACCACCAGCACCACCACCGTTGGGATTGTTGGGATAATCTGCTTCTGGCCATCCATTCCCAGCTACACCATTCTGACCATTACTACCAGCAATACCAGCAGCACCTCCACCAGGATTTGTACTACCACTACTACTAAATGAACCAGCAGCTCCACCAGTACCACCACCAAGTCCTGAAGATGCGTTTCCTTTCTTACCGCCTTCTGCTATTAAATGAACTACAGATCCAGAACCTACTTTCATATAAGTATCACCACCATCATTTCCTGCCTGAGTTCCAGCAGCACCAGATCCACCAGCACCATATAATGTATAGATGAGTCTATCAGGAGTACCAGAAATACCAGTTAAATCAATAGTACGAATACCAGGAGTATCCCATTCCCATTCATTACTATAATCATATATTGGAGTACCACCTGATGTTATTTCTTTACCACCAATTACAGATGTTGTAGAAAATTTCTTAGTTATAGGATTAGGAATAGTAACTTGATACTCATAATTTCCAGATCCAGCAGCACCAGAAGCAAGGTAATAATCACCAGGTCCATTAGCACCAGTAGCAAATGCTGACGTGGGATCTTGAGTACCACCACATCCACCAGCACCACCTGCATAATCAAGTGCATCATATGTCGCAACAGTATTATCACTAAGTGGTCTTCTTAAAAGACCATGCTTATGAGTCATTACAATACCATCACCAGTTGGATACCATCTAGTAATTCTTCCTGTTCCTGGTCTATAATCTTGTAAATATCTATCTCCAGCAGTTCCACCAATCCACTCAGTATCACCAGGAACACTATGATAAGCAATATGACTATGCTGAGGAACACCAGATAATTTTTTCTCTCTCATTGTTATAGTAACATCTTGAGATCCTATTATCGTACATCCAGTAGTCTCAAGTACTTTTTCATATCCACTAGTAACTATCCTACCAAGTGAGAAGTATCGGTCTTGCTGATTTTTATCAAGATACCATGCACCACCAACAACTCCAACCGACATACTAGCATTACCAATAGTAGGTGAATTATTACCATATACAGGACCATTACCAACCAACTTTTTAGCAATCATATCAGGAACTTTAAATGTTCCTAGATATGAATCACCCCACCAATCCATTACATTAGCAGTAGTGATAGGTTGAACTGATGCTCCACCAGAAGCAGTCAAATCTGACATTCTAACTACAAATGTAGCACCTGTTCCTCCTGCCACAGTTACCGTAGGAACAGATGTATATCCTGCACCAGTATTAGTTACATTAATTGTAAGGATAGCACCATTTGCATCAACAGATCCTACAGATGCAGCAATATTAGTACCACCTGTAGGTGCAGCAGTTACTGTAACAGCAGATGATAATGTATATCCTGATCCACCAGCAGATATGTCAATTCCATTACTGGACCTTCCACCATACTTCGTACCAACAATCTGGTATAATCCTGGATAATCTCCTATATTATATTCTGTTCCATCACAATATAAGTATCCTTCATGTGTATATGCTGGATCATCTCCTGTAGTATAAGCATTACCAGCAGCCTCACTTAAGTTTGGATAAGTAGCAGAAGTTGACTTAACAAAACTATGGTCATAAGAATTCTGACCTGCCTTTAAATTGGATACAATAGCACCAATAGGAGTAGTATCTGTAAGAAGATCTGTTAAATATCCCTTTCTAGCGTTTCTATATCCTTGTGACATAATTATGTTTTAATTAAGAATTCCATTACAATAAATGGAGCAACAGCAGAATCAATTGATCTTGAAGCATCAGCTCCTATAGTCATTGTTGTTTCTATATTTTCTGGATTAACAACAATAGCATTAGTTTTTACCTTATATGTATGATCTCCCTTAACAAGATCAACACGATGAGTATGTAATGTTGGATCACCAGTAACAGTTTGATCTAAATCAACAGTATCAGTCTCTTCATTCCTAACATCAGTAATTACACGGGATGTAGAAAATTGAAAATTTGACTGTAAAGGTAGAACATCATGTAAAGATCCAGCATTATAATCATCTGGAACACCTGGAAGTCCTTGAGCATATGTTATAGGAACAGTATAATTATGAGATCCTTGAGCACCACCACCAACTCTAATACAAGCACCTAAAAATTCTTCCATATTAGCATACCATGCTCTATTTGTTCCATCAGCAGAACCATCTGTTGTACCACCATCAGCAGTCCAAGTAGCATTATTAAGGCACTGATATGTATACTGAGACCCACCTGGCTCCCAACCACCTATAATACAATGACCCCAGTAAATTGTCTGTTGTGTAGCAATACCAATACCTTGAGTGGTAATAGTAGTTCCACAAGGGTTGGCAGGACACCATCGTTGAGCACGACATTGTTCTTGTCCACTACCAGGATGGTTAGTACCATTCGTTGTAGCATCTAACCAATCTTGAACTGGAATTGTTGATGCATTTCTTCTACCAGTTTGACCAGTTGTTCTTGGTTCATTAGTACTGTTCTCTGTGGTAGCTAAATTCCTTGCTCTAAGAGCAGCATGGAAATGAGAATGTGGATGTAATGCATTTTCTTCAACACCTTCTGTTTCAGTATAGTGTGTAGCACCAGCATATGTCCACGATGGTTTTCCTCTAACAGGAATCTCTTGACTAGGTACGTTAATCTGCCCAGAATATTCTATTCTAACAGGACTTCCAATAGCAGATACTGCCTCAATAGCAATACCAGATCTACTAAATTCTGTACCTAATGCATTATCTTGTCTTATATTATTATAGACACCAGCATTAGCACCTGAAGTTGGTTCTGCATATTTAGATCCGAGATCAGGAACCATGAACTGACTATCTAATAGTGTATCAAAATCAGTACCATCTGCATTCTTTCTAATAAATTTACAATTACTTCCTGTTCCACATATCCTTGAAAGTTGAGGATAATCAGTTGCATAATATTTTGTACCATCACATTTCAAATACCCTGCTGGTAGATTCCTTTTATTTGTCGCATCATCTGGAAGACCACTATAATCAACTGGCCATGATATTATCTGACCAGATAAATTACCATACTTTGCTCTTTCTTTTGAATACAATACTGTCATTAGAATGCCTTAATTATGAACGTGAGAGTGCAATTAGGTTGAGAAGTATCACATGATATATTTAGAGCATTTTCAAGACTATCCGCTTGTAACGAAGCACCATCTGCATTGTCAGCAGTATGTGATGGTGGTCCAGTCATTGAACCTATACCTTGAGCAATCTCAAAGCTACCATGATTATGTGCTCTAAATGCAGAATTTGTTGGATCTTTATTTTCCTTACCTTGATTCAGTGACATTGGCCATGAACCATGTCTGAATACTAAAGTCTCTGTTCCTGTAGTAGTACCTAACTGATCTCTTACTGTAATTGTATACCTATCTGATGCTTGATCATATTCAACTTTTTCAACAAATGATCCTCCAGTCAATGTCCAATAAGTAAATTTCTTTGCAGGATCCTTTATTGTAACAAACATAGTTGGAGTAATCTTATCATGCTGCACCCATGTATTTGGTGCAGTACCATAAGTTTTACCAATATTAGTTCCTGCTGGTAATATTATCTCTCTTGTAGCTGCAGGAATAGCAACACTAGCAACTTCAAACTTTGCATTTACATGTTCTGGATCATCTGCCATAGCATCAGCTGATCTTGCAGTTCCATCATATCCAAAGAAATTTGGTCTAGACCTTCTTTCCATAGGTCTAGGAAACATACCTATATGTGCTGGAGTTGCATGAGTAGATACTGGAGCTGAATTATTAATTTGGGAAGTGTTACCTTGGCCAAATATATTTCTATTATATGAGGTAGCACCTTGACCTGATCCTCTATCAGTTCCTCTCCAATTGGTTGCACCAGCTGGAACAGTATTCCAATAGTTTTTACCAGTCTCATTCACAAATTCCATAAAATTTTCACAACGTGGTAAAGTCCATTCATGTTGATCATCACCATAAAATGTTATGTTGGCAGCACCATTCTGCCAAGATACTGGTTGTGCAGATGCATTTGCACAAGTATTTGGACCTCTTGTTTGACTACAAACAGAAGTCTGAGAACTACCACTCATTGCTATTCCAAGATCCGTATGAAATGCACTAGCTCCAGTAGCATTTGGATTAACAGTATTGATGGTATCAGAATGACTATGTGCTGGTGTATGATTAATACCTAATTTACGATTGAGTACGTATACTGTTTCTAAAAAATCAGGAGAAGATAATGTAAATCCAGTAAATTTAAAATATAAATTACCAGCAAGATTTAAAGTAAAATCAATATCTGCTGTTGCTTGATGAGTAGTTGAAACTGGATTTGTTTCACCATAGTCAGCAACTAAACTTCCAACAACAGTATTTGCATCAGATTGATTACGTTGATACTTAACATCTTGTAAATTAGCAGGTTCAAGATCCATCAAGCAACTATTAGATAATTGTGGTAATCTAAATGTTGCTGCTGTACCAATATAGGGAAATTCATAATGATTTCCACTAGCATCAGTCATATCACCACCATAAGTATCACCAATCATTGATGCTAACAATGGATAATCAAAAGCATTTTCTGTATCACCCTTACAAACAATCCATCCTTTAGGAATATTAGAATCTAAGAATCCTGTTCCTCCATCTCCACCCCAAGGCATGATTGTGCCAATCTTGGCAGCTCTCATCGTTTTAATTGAATCGTAGTGTTGTGCCATCTATTATAACTCCATGAGCCACCAACCTCTTAATGAAGGTGGTATTGTTTGTTGTGATGTAGATCCTTCTATATCATATGTACCAACATAAACTAATCCAAATGCACTGTTACGTGTCTGAATAACCAATTCACCAGAATCCCACGGTTGCGTTCTTGTCTGACCAGAACCCGCATCAAGTTTAGAACCAGTTGAATCACCTTGAATTGATGTAGCAACTGCATTAACCTTAAGTGCTCTAATAATAAGACTTGTATTATATGTTAGATTACCACTAAGTTCAGTAAATCTAATCATGTCACCAGTTTGTGCGTTGTCTGGTAGGTATAAAACCATGTTGCTTCCAGATGTAGCATTGATTAGGTAATTGTTATTAACCTGTAATGGGTTGGACTCTTGCTGACCTATACCAGTTGTAGTATCAAATGCAACATATGTATGTCTTCTACCACCATTTGCTGTCCAGTATTTTTCAATACCAAATGAATCAATAGCATTGTTATGATAGATTGTGAAGTCCTTAGGACCAACAGTACCACCAGAACCAGCAGATCCAAGATTATCAACATGGAACATCTTCTCAGATGCAGATTCTATTTCAAGAACCTTACCCTTCTGATAATATTTCTCACCCAAGAATATACTACCTTCAGCAGCAGTCATCTTGATAGATTCTGTAGCATTACAGACTCCAGTTGACTGACATGACTCCCAGAATACCTTCAGATCACCATAGAAATTACCTGGTCCCTTAAGTGTTAAACCATTTGTATTTTCTTTTTCATCTTCAATTGATCCGTCACCAGCATGACCAGCATCATTTGCAATAGATGCAACTAATGTTATACCATCAGAACCATACATTCTGAAGCAACCATTATTAATAGTAAGATCATCCTCAATAATTGTCTTACCACCACCATATAAAGGAATAGGTGTTGTTGCTAAAGTATTTGGAACCCTATAACTCTTAGGCAACTTACTTGCATATGATACATCAAGACTTCCATCAATACTATCAGTCTCAAAGAACTCAGATCCTATTCTAATAAACTGAATATAATCAAGTTTTGGTTGAATTAGATCAGCATTAACTAATCCAATTTCAAGTCTTGTATCACTAGTGTTAGGAGTTCTTGCCTTAAAGGTCTTACCAGTTGTAGGTGCTCTTCCTGCACGAGTACCAGGTAAATCTTCTAATAGTGTTGTAGTTCCAAGTTTCTTCAACTTAACAACACTCAAACCAACAGCAGCATTTATTGCGGTGGTTCCTTCTACACCTCTACCACCGTTAGGATATGTGGCATTAGATGATGTTGGTAAGAACTGATCTGTTCCAGTTACATATGGTGCAGCAGTAACTTGAATGATCTCCATCTGACCACTATTGTAAATTGCTACTAAATCACCAATACTAAATGCATCATAATTCGCTTGAATTTGAATGTTAGTAGTTGCTGGTACGACTGTAGCTGCAATTACTGTAAATGGTCTTGAAGGAAGAGTTGTATTATTTGACTGTGGATCATGCTTATAAACATGAACTACATCAGAAGTTGTATATGCAGCAGGTGATGTACCGAAAGATTCAGAAACACAGAAGTGATGTCCATGTGTATTACCAATCTTTGTGTCACCTGTACAAGTGTCAACCTCAAAGGTCTTAGTACCACCACCATTTGTTATAGTTAACTTCTTATTGGTAGTTGCATTAATATATGGTGTTGAACAACTACCATTTAAAGTAAGTGCTCCAGTATAATACTGATCCCCATTAATTGTTATCTCACCTGTTACAGAGTTAACTTCAAATACAGTTATTGGATTGGATGTATCACAACCATTCTTAACTGATAACTTCTTAGCAACCTGTGATAATGTAGTCTTAAGTTCAAATATCTCACCATCAGCACCACCAGCAGGACGAGAAATAATTACATAGTCACCAGGTTGTCCTGTAGCACGACTATCTGAACCTGTTAGTACTCCACCAAACTGGGATAAGTAAACATTATCTTCTGTTCCAGCACCATCAATAGCACTAGTAGTCCATGTAGCATCATACTGAACAATACACTTATAAATGTTTGTTGTATCAGGATGCTCTGTACTTATTGTTGATAGAGTTCCAAATGGTTGTCTCTGTACCTCAACATAATACGGTGTGCTATTAATCTGTGGAAGACGTGTAATCTTAACAAATTCAGCATACTCAGTTCCTTGTTCAACTGTATCAATAAGTAGAATATCATTCTCATTATAATATTGAGTACCATTAACATCGTAAGGAGTTCTCTTAATAGGTAAGTAGTACTTATCACCAGTTAATGTTGGGAATGTAGCAGCACTCTGTCCAGAAGGAGTTTGTTGATATGCAGTTCCACCCCAATCACCAGAACCAGCGGTATCAATCTTATTAAGTTCACCTGTATTAGCAGAAGAAACTAAGACAGTAATCAAATCTACATTACTATCAAAGAGATTGTTACCAAGAACACCACTTGTATGACTCTGAATTGTAGAACCAGCTTGTGCTCTACGTCCAACGAAGGAGTAAGAAGCATTACCACCACATAATGTTACATCAGCATTAAACCTTGATGTAGCATCAACAACTAGGTTGTTTCTAATTGTAGTAGTACCACCCTGACCAGCGATTCTTAATGTAGAAGCATTGGTAGCAAAATCAACTGTGCTTGTTGCACTATTACCAGATAAGAACTCAACAGTTCCTGAAGAAGACTCAAACTTAGTAGTATCAGATAATCCTCTTCTAGTACCAAGTATTATATCACCAGCAGTCTTGAGTGCCTTAGTATCAATCTGTACAAAGGAGTCAGACTCAGTACTTGCAAATGCACCACCAATAGTTATCTTAGACTTGTTAGCATTAGAACCGTCAACACTATCACCAATTGTGATGATACTATCAGTACTTGTATTACCAATCTTGATATTCTGTGATGCAGTTGTTACGTTACCAAGTTCAATATTCCTTACAGATCCACCAATCAA